AAAGTAAACCAGTCAAACACTCCCATATCACTAGGAAATGGTGTAGAGTTCCTCGGAAACCAACAAACCGAGAGCGAAAATGCCCAAATCAGTGATGCAACACAACTTCGGGAAAACACCGACAGCTAACATACCTCGATCAACATTTGATAGGTCGCATGGATACAAGACCACGTTCGATGCGTCCTATCTAATTCCGATATACGTTGATGAAGCATTACCCGGCGATACATTCAATCTCAAAATGACGGCATTCGCCCGTCTAGCAACACCCATCAAACCGATCATGGATAACATGGTGATGGAGACCTTCTTTTTTTCGGTGCCAGTGCGCCAAATTTGGACGAACTTCATAAAACAGCAAGGCGAACAAATAGACCCCGGCGATTCGATAGACTACACAACTCCAATAGTCGCGGTTAGAGATACAAGTACAGAAAATGCAGTTGGAACATTGGCGGATTATTTCGGAATTCCGACAGATTTAACAACTACATTAAACGTTAGCGCATTACCATATAGAGCTTATAACCATATTTATAATAATTGGTTTAGAGACGAAAATTTAATAGATTCAGTATATTCGACAACTAGCGATACACTATCCTACGCAAACGCTTATTCACTATTAAAACGACGTAAGCAAGACGACTATATTACCCAATCACTACCATGGCCACAAAAAGGACCAGACGTAACAGTATCCTTAGGCGCAACAGCACCACTAATATCAGACGGTACAACACCAACATGGGACGTAAATAACCAAACCAACACAGTACTACGCGTAGACCCAAGTCAAGATCAAGTATCAATACCATCAGCTGTAGGCGGATCAGGATCATTCCAATTAGAATGGAACAATCCAGGACTAGAAGCCGACCTATCAGCAGCAAACGGAATATCAATCAATGACCTCCGACAATCAATCGCAATCCAACAACTACTCGAACGTGACGCACGAGGCGGAACACGATACCCAGAAATACTTCGATCACACTTTGGCGTTAACGATCCCCAAATGCTTGTACTACAAAGACCCGAATTCCTTGGAGGCGGCTCGTCTCCAATTAATATTAATCCGGTCCAACAACAATCTAAAACAGTGGAAACAGGAGATGATCCTTCTCCTCAAGGCAACATGGCTGCGTTTGGCACAGTTACTTTAAACGGCCACGGTTTCACAAAATCATTCACAGAACACTGTATTCTAATGGGAATCGTCAACGTAAGAGCAGACCTAACATATCAACAAGGGATCGACCGCATGTGGTCGAGAGAAACAAGATATGACTATTACTATCCCGCGTTAGCTAACATCGGAGAACAAGAACTACTCAATAAAGAAATATACGCTCAAGGCACGACAGCCGATGACGACGTATTCGGATATGTACCAAGATACGACGAATACCGACACAAAATGTCAAACATTACAGGACAACTCAGATCAACATATTCAGCATCATTAGATATATGGCACTTAGCACAAGAGTTCTCATCACTACCAACACTAAATCAAACCTTCATCGAAGAAGACGTACCAATCGATCGCGTCATAGCAGTACCATCAGAACCGCACTTCATATTTGATAGCTACTTCAAATTAATATGTGCCCGACCATTACCCATGTATGGACAACCCGGTCTAAAACGGTTCTAAACAATCGAGCCATGGGCGTTGCAGATTTTCTGCAATGCCTATTGGTCGAAACAGGAGAAACAATGTCATTTTTAGGAAATCTAATAGGCGGCTTAATGCAACAAAGCGGCCAAAGACGTGCCAACGAATCAAACGAAAGAATAGCTCGTGAAAATCGAGCATTTCAGGAAAGAATGTCCTCAACAGCATATCAAAGATCAGCAAAAGACCTAGAATCAGCAGGTCTCAACAGAATACTAGCACTGGGATCTCCATCATCAACACCATCAGGTGCAGTAGCAACAATGCAAAGCACTAAAAAAGGATTGGGCGATAAAGTAGCGGGAGCGGCATCATCAGCGGTAGCTGTAAGACAACAATTAGCCCAATTAAAAAATATCCGTTACACAGGCGATCAAATAAGAGCAGCAACCGAAGAAGCAAATTCGAGGACAAGGTTAAACAACGCAAATACAAACATAAGAAAGCCAATATCAGAAATTAATGAAACATTAGGAACAGCAGTAGAACAGCTAAAAGATGCCGGTGTTAAACACGGCAAAGATGTAATGAAATTAATTCCGGCGATAGCACCCTTTATTCAAAAAGAAAACACAATGGATAGGGATCAACCAAGGTTAGAAGACGGCAGTTATGCCGTAAAATCAAGAAAAGGAACAAATCAATGAGTCAAGTAAGATCGCAATATTCACCTAGGTTATCTATCACAGTCAATTGCGAAGAACCAACATTGACTCAACAACACTTCAAAGACGAAGTCGACGTTACGAACATCGTAAACAGATACGCACTAACCAGAGACCCGACAATCCTAAGGCGCACCCAAGAAATCTATGGGGACGCAACAAGCATTAGCTTTACTGAAGCTATGCACACGGTAAAACAGGCTGAGAGCGAGTTTCACGAGCTCCCTGACGAAGTCAAAGCCCAATACAACTATGAGCCAAGCGAATGGCTACAAGACGTTGTAAACCCACGACCTGGTATAGACCAGGAACAACCAGAAATAGACCTGGCTAAAGTTAGCCAGGCTAAAACTGAGCAAAGCGAAGTAGAGAGCGAACACGAAAACACTTGACGTTCGCTCTCACGTACATTATATACTTGTTCTATAATGTACTAGGTGGCAACAAAAGGTGGGGCTACCTCCGAAAAGAGGTCAAAAAGTATGATAAAGTTAAGTCACAAACGCAAAATGGAGCTACAAAATGAGAAAGCCAAGAAAAATGACACGCCGATCCAACAAGAAAACGTTCCGCAAAGGAACAAAAATGCACAGGAAGAATTCAATGTCTTCCGTCAGAAGAGGTGGCATGCACCTCTAGAAAGCAAGTAATGGCTTGCTATAAGCCAATGGTCGCGTTTCAGGGGGTAAGTGGTATAAAATTTAAACCCGCCCCCGGACACGTACCAATAGAACTCCCCTGTGGGGGATGTATCGGATGCAAAATACAACGATCACGCGAGTGGTCAATACGTTGTATGCACGAAGCCTCCCAACATACTGAAAACACATTCCTAACCCTCACCTATAACGATAGCCACCTACCCAAAGACTCCAGTCTTAAATACGAAGACTTTCAAGGCTTCATGAAGCGGTTAAGATACCGCGCAAAAAACGAACAAAAATATAAACTACGATTCTACATGTGCGGAGAATACGGCGAACTCGGCCGACCGCACTACCACGCAATAATATTTGGCTATAAATATGCAGACGAAACGCTCTGGAAAAACAGACGCGGAAACCAAACATACAGATCAAAAAACCTCGAGCAAGATTGGCCATTCGGATTTACCGAAACAGGAAACGTAACATCACAATCAGCAGCATACGTCGCTCGATACATAGTAAAAAAACAAAAAAAGGAAATACAAAACAAACTACGAACAGTAGTAGACGAGCAAACTGGCGAGCTAATCAGACAAAAGGACGAATTCACACAAATGAGTCTAAAACCCGGAATCGGAAAACCCTACTACGATAAACACAAGGCAGACATATTCCCCGGAGACACAATAATACTGGAAGGAGGTAAAAAAGCACCCGTCCCAAAATACTATAGAGGACTATTAAAAAAAGAAGATCCCGAAACAGCGGAAAAACTAAGAGAGAAAAGAGTTGAAAAAGCACAATTAAACACCAATAACACTGAAGACCGTTTGAAAGTCCGTGAGGCAATTCAACGGCGTAAACTAAAAAAACTCAAAAGAGAACTATAATGATCACAAACATGTACTGTATACACGACTCCAAAGCACAAGCATACCTACCACCGTTCTTCTTCCATAGAGACGGTCAAGCAACACGCGTATTCGCAAACTGCGTAAATAACGAAGAACACACCTTTGCAATCAACCCAGCAGATTACACATTATTCAAAGTCGGATCATTCGACGACAGCAACGCATTAATCAAAGTAAACCAGTCAAACACTCCCATATCACTAGGAAATGGTGTAGAGTTCCTCGGAAACCAACAAACCGAGAGCGAAAATGCCCAAATCAGTGATGCAACACAACTTCGGGAAAACACCGACAGCTAACATACCTCGA